CCTTAGTTTGTCTCATTTTAGAGACATTTTTGCTACAGATAAGCCCCTAAAATGGGGGTAAAATGCAAGTGTAAATTAAATGGTGTAAATTTTATAATGGCTCTAGGCTTAGGTTTGGAAGGGTTTATTACACTTGTACACTTCTTTTATACTTTTAACTAGAGAGAGAGAGAGAGTGTTATATATATAAGAAGGCTGGAGAATAGAAACAGCTGTACAGCTGTATAAGTGTAGCAAGTTATAACAAAGTACCTTTTTCATAACTTTTAGTTATATAACTTGAATGTGGATAATTCGCCCATTACGATAGAAAAAAGAGGGGAAACCCTTGCATTAAGAACCAGAACGTGCTATAATTTAAACTAATAAAAGTGTGTAAAAAAATGAAACGTGGGTAAAAAGCTGAACGATGGTCGAAGTCCAGGCTCTGGGCGCACAGTTGGCTCCTTGAACAAGGTCACAAACGCAACACGCGAAGCTGCTATGGCTAGCGGCTTACTCCCCCACGAATGGCTGCTCAAGGTAGCGCGCGGCGATGCGATAGAACATACCACGGTGGTCGATGTTTACGACGCACAAGGTAACGTTATTGATCGCCGCAAAGTAACCATTGATCATTACGCTACTTTCTCCGAGCGAATCGATTGTGCCAAGGCTGCCGCGTCCTATTACGCACCCAAACTTGGCGCCCAAATGGTAGCCGTCAATAATGACGGTGGATTCGACTTTGTCGGCATCTTAGACACTTTATCCAAAAAACTTCCGGGGTGATATAACTTTGAGTAATATAGACACGAACAAAGCGCTAAGTCGCTGGTACCCCCTGATTGACCACCCAACACAGTTGGCTTTAATCAATGATAACGTGCGTTTCAAGGTCGTTGCTGCTGGGCGGCGGAGTGGTAAGACAGAAAGGGCTAAGCGCTTTGTTGTAAAACAGGCATTCAGTGTACCCCACCATTACTTCATCGCCGCACCAACCCGTGATCAGGTTGAAAGAATTTACTGGCAAGATTTAAAAGCGTTGTGTTTGTGCGACATATTCCCAAAAAACACAGTAAAAATATCAGAAAAACACCTTACACTCTTTTTGCCTAACGGCGCTGAAATAACTTTGATTGGGTTAGACCGCCCCCAACGGATGGAAGGTATTTTGTGGGGCGGTGGCGTCATCGATGAGATCGCCGACGTCAAGGCTGAAGCCTGGGATGCGAACATCAAGCCAGCGCTTGACACATTCAACCCACTTTACCCCCAACACCGCGCTTGGTGTTGGCTTATTGGTGTTCCGGATGGACTAAATCACTACTACGACAAAGCCCAACACGCGCAGCATTCTGGTGATCCTGATTGGAAGTTCTATACGTGGTTCAGCAGTGACATTCTACCTCCCGACGTCATAGCTGCAGCCCGTCGTAGCATGCCCCCTAAACTCTTCAAGCAAGAGTATGAAGCCTCATTTGAGACTTCAAACGGTCGTATTTATGAAGACTATGGTACACAGAACTTAACAAATGAAACTATACAACCACACGAACAACTTATGTGGTTCCATGACTTCAACTTCACCCCATTAAGCAGTGGGATTGGTGTGCGCCGAGGTCAAAGCCTCTACTGTTTGGATGAGATCATACTCACTAGCGCCATTGCGCGCCAAAGCGCGGAAGAGTTCGTTAACAAGTTCAAAGATCATGAAAATAAAAACGTTATCATCTATGGCGACCCGGCAGGTCGCGCAGGTGAAAAGCACGGACACGCGTCCGACTATACAGAGATCGAAGCGGTATTGCGCCGTGCTGGTTGGAAGCTAGAACGTCGGGTCAAGAACGCAGCCCCAGCCATCCGTGATCGCCAGAACGCTGTGCGCACTAAGATACTAAACGCCGAGGGTTTAATTACTTTGTTTGTTAACCAGCACAAATGCCCTTACACCCACAAAGGGCTCAGCACTGTGAGCGTTAAGCAAGGGTCAACGTTCTTAGAGGTCGAAGATGACTATCAGCACATCACCACGGCGGTCGGTTATTGCATTGATTTTGAGTGGCAGGTACGCCGTGAAAACACCCCCACATTCATTCAACCATTACCTTCAGTCAACTACTATAATAACGGAGGTCGGACTTTATGAAAGGCAACGTAGACTTACACGCCGAGATCATAAAGCGTTTTGACGCTGCACAAACAGCTGTGCGCGATGAGCGTGAACAATGTATTGAAGACCGACGATTTTATTCAATTGCCGGCGCACAATGGGAAGGTTCATTATCCGATCAGTTCCAAAATAAGCCTAAATTTGAGGTGAATAAGATACATTTATCGGTGATTCGTATCTTCAATGAATATCGTAACAACCGCATCACGGTTAACTTCATCCCTAAGGATGGATCAGATAACGATAAGCTATCAGAAACGTGTGCAAGTCTATACCGGGCAGATGAGCAGGATTCGGTAGCCGAAGAAGCTTATGATAACGCCTTTGAGGAAGCTGTAGGTGGTGGTTTTGGTGCTTGGCGACTTCGTACTAAGTACGAAGACGATGAAGACGATGAAGATGATAGGCAACGTATATGCATTGAACCAATCTATGACGCGGATTCATCGGTGTTCTTTGATGCCAATTCTAAACGATATGATAAGTCCGACGCACAATACTGCTTTGTAGTAACCTCGTACACCGAGGATGCGTACATTGAAGAGTTTGGTGGTGAAGTACCATCATCACTCCCCCAATCAATCACAAGCACGACTTACGACTGGGTTGTGGATGATGTGATCCGTGTCGCCGAGTACTACGTGGTCGAAGAAACCAAAGAAAAAGTACTAATATTTGAGGGCGTTACAGGTGAAGAAGTAAGGCACACGGAATCAGAGCTTAAAGAAGATGAAAGCCTAGCCGATATCCTACAAGCCACAGGGTACACTAAAGTAGGTCAAAAGAAAGTTAAACGCCGCCGCGTACGTAAGTACATTGTGGATGGTCAAAAGATCATCGAAGATTGTGGCTACCTAGTAGGTAAACATATTCCCATCGTCCCCATGTACGGTAAGCGCTGGGTGGTCGATGGTATCGAACGTTGCATGGGACATGTTCGCCTATCTAAAGATGCGCAACGTTTGAAGAACATGCAAATATCTAAGATTGGTGAGATCGCGGGGCTTAGTGCTACGAGTAAACCTGTTTTTGTTGCAGAGCAGATGGTGGGACGTGAGCAGATGTGGGCGGATGACAACGTAATGAACTTCCCATACCTATTAATCAATTCATTGAAGGATGGTGGTGGTAACCTAATGCCCGCACAACCAGCAATGTATACTAAACCACCCGAGATTCCACCAGCTATGGCTGCATTAGTCCAGCTTACTGAAGCCGATATGCAAGATATGTTAGGTAACCAACAAGCTGGCGAGCAAATTCAACCAAATATAAGTGGTAAAGCAATTGAGTTAATCCAAAATAAATTGGATATGCAAAGTTTTATTTACATGGACAATATGTCTAAATCTGTTAAGCGTTGTGGTGAAATTTGGCTGTCTATGGCTAAGGACGTATTCAAAGAGCACGGGCGCAAGGTCAAAGGTTTAGGTTCAAACGATGAACCACAGTCTATAGAGCTTATGAAGCGCACAGTCTCCGAGGATGGTGAACTAACCATGGAGAATAACTTAAGTGATGGTGACTTTGATGTCTCTGTGGATGTTGGGGCTAGTTCTATGAGTAAGCGCCAGACAACAGTACGAAACCTTATGGGTATGCTCCAGATTACGCAAGACCCCGAGACCACTCAAGTGCTTGGCGCTATGGCTATGATGAACATGGAAGGTGAGGGTATATCTGATGTCCGCGACTTCTTCCGCCAAAAATTAGTGCGCATGGGCGCTATTAAACCGACCGAGGAAGAACTTAAAACAATTCAACAAGAACAACAGAACCAGGCCCCTGACCCGCAAGCACAGTTCCTACAGGCTTCAGCCCAACAGGCAGAGGCGCAGGCAGCTAAGGCAAGGGCAGATACTGTGCTAACTATGGCTAAGTCCGAAGAGACCAAAGCCAAGACAGCACAAACACTAAGTAACATGGATTTATCGCATCGAAAAAGCTTAATGGAAGCATTAAAGTTTGCTGATGAGGTAGCCACTAAAAATCAAACTATCAGTGGGGTTGGTGAGTCGCCAAGCGCTGATTATTTGACCGGTGCAGCCGTTGGGGCACCTGAAAACCGCCAATGAGTTAAGGAGTTACAAAATGAAAAAATACTTTTACATTAATACAGACAAATCAACAGATATAAAAGATGCACAAGATGATGATTTTCAAGAGGTGGAACCTAGTGAAAAACTAGATGATACCCCCGCTGAAGCACAAGATGACGTGGATAGCCAAGATACTGAATCAGATACCGATGGTACAGAAACAGAAGACTTGGTTAGTATCGGTGACGAAGTTGTCAATGCGGATGACGATGAAGACCATGAGCAGGGTACGAAAGCGCCGCCATGGGTAACAGAGTTACGCAAAGAGGTTAGAACTTTAAAACGCGAGAAGAAAGAGCGTGAGCGGTTAGACCGCGAGCGTCAGATACCGGCTACTCAACCCAAAGAGACTTTAGCCTTAGGTAATAAACCTAAGATTGACGACTTTGATTATGATAGTGACGCCTATGAGGCTGCACTAGATGGTTGGTACACACGTAAACAAACTGTAGAAGCGCAAGCACGACAAATCGAAGCTGCTAGAGAAGCACAAACTAGAGAATGGCAACAAAAGCTATCTTCTTACGAAGATAAGAAAACCAAGCTTAAAGTACGAGACTTCGAAGATGCTGAAGCTGTTATCTTAGAAAATTTATCAGAAGCACAACAAGGAATCATACTCAATGGTGCGGATAACCCTGCATTATTAGTATATGCACTTGGTAAAAACGAAGCAAAAGCTAAAGAGTTGGCTAAAACCACAGATTTAGTGAAATTTGCATTCAACGTAGCGAAATTGGAGAGTCAATTGAAGGTAACCCAAAAAAGGATTCCAGAGCCTGAAAAAGTAGTCGGTGGTAGCAGTGCTTCCCCAACGAAAAATCAGAACTCAACACTAGAAAAACTTGAAGCAGAGGCTTTACGTACAGGCGATCGAACAAAAGTGATTGCCTTTAAAAGGCAAATGTTCAAGAAAGAGTAATTAATTTTTTATTATATAAGGAGGCTTTATGCCTAATGCTTTTAATAAGCAAGACACAGTGTTTTTCGATGAAGTACTAATGGGGTTTGAAGATGCCTTGGTAGCTACGGAAATGTGCAAGGTGTATAACACCAACCCACAGGTTATGGAACGCTCTGGTGACACATTTTGGAGACCGATGCCCTACATTGCGGAGTCTTTTAATGGTACCGACATGACCAGTAATTTCAGAGATTACACCCAGTTATCCGTACCAGCATCTTTAAACTTTGATAAAAGTGTGCCGTGGGTTCTAACTGAAAAAGAACTACGCGACGCTATGCAAGAGGGTGGTATCAAAGATGCTGCGGTGCAACGCCTTTCAAGCGACATTAACAAGGCTGTTTTGGATAACGTTTGCTCTCAAGGATCGTTAGTTGTAAAACGCACTGTGGCGGCTACGGGTTATGATGATTTTGCTCCGGCTAGAGTTGCCCTTACAGAGAACGGGGTGGCTCAATCGGATCGTATAGCCGCAGTTACAGCCGATGCGTACAGTACTATGGCGGGTAATTTAGGTGCTAGACAAACCGTGGCAGGTAAGGTTTTATCCGCGTACGAAGAATCAAAAATTGGTCGTGTAGCGGGGTTCGATGTATTTGAGCTTGATTATGGTTATAATTTATTAGCAGCCTCCGGTACTTCCGTAACAATAAATGGTGCTAACCAATACCACGTACCCAAAGCTACTGTAACCACCTCAAACGGCACTAATAACGTTGATAACCGGTACCAGAATCTAACGGTTACTGTATCCTCTGGTACTATACGCGTAGGTGATGCGTTCACCATCGCCGGCGTGAACAATGTACACCAAATTGCTAAAACTGATACTGGTAAACGTAAAACGTTCCGTGTTACCGCGATCATCAGTGGTGGCGGTGGTTCTGGGGTGATTCAAATTACACCACCCATTATCTCTAATGGTGGTAACACCGCAGCAGAAGCGCAGTATAAAAATGTATCCGTTACTCCAGCAAATGGCGCAGCAATTACATGGTTAAATACTGTTACAGCACAAGCTAACCCGTTTTGGCATAAAAGCTCCATTGAGTTGTTGCCTGGGGTAATGCCAAAAATGGATAATGCTGGGGTGGCTCGCATGGAAGCAAAAACCGAGCGAGGTTTTCAACTACGTATGACTAAGTTTTTTGACATTAACCTAAATGTTATGAAATATCGTTTGGATGCGACATACGGGGTAACCAACCTTAACCCGCAAATGAATGGCATCATTTTATTTAACCAAACCTAATACCTTGGTATGGGCTTAACTGCCCATACTCCCACAATACAATACAATACAATAGAACTTGAAGGAGTTTTTATGAGAGAAGATAGAATGTTATACAAGCACCCCGGCACTGAGCAGATGCATAATGGGTTTTTTGAAATATTAATCGTAGATGAAGCCGCACCCGGCGAATTACAAGCAGCCTTAAAAGATGGTTGGAGTTTAACTACCACAGAGGCGTTAGCACGCAGTGAGGCAGAGGTACAGGCAGCCATTGAGGCAGAGATACGTAAACCTAAGAAAGTTGTAAAAGTAGAGGGTACTGTTGCGGCTGGGTACACCGCCGCTTTAGGTTACGTTGCTGTAGGCTACGAATCCCCGATTGTAGGCACTTAACATGGGGTGGACTAAGAAACAACTAATCACGCAGGCATTCGAAGAGATAGGGCTATCTGCTAGCATTTATGATATTACACCAGCTCAATTAGAAACGGCGGCGAATAAACTCAATGCAATGATGGCTTCCTGGTCACTAAGCGGTGTGCGTGTCGGTTGGGCTAGTCCATCTAGTCAAGCGTTGAATGATATTAATCAAGATTCGCTGGCACCAGACTACGCCAATGAGGCGATATACACAAACCTAGCGGTTAGGTTGTCGTCTTCTTTCGGTAAAGTCGTGTCTCCAGAGCTTAGAGCATTGTCCATGGCTAGCTATAGTGACTTAGTCAATGCTTTAACTGGTGACCCTCCGGAATCACAACTACCTAGCACGTTGCCTATAGGTGCCGGGTACAAGCGGCGGTACTATAAATACTTCCCACAACAACAGGCACCATTATTAGCAGATGATGGGCAAGAACTAACATTTGAATAAAGGTCATTATGCCAACAATCAATCAATTATCTAGTGTCGATACTATATCGTCTACTGATCAGGTGCCTATTTACAGTGGTACCAATGGGGACGCCCGCAAGGCATCTTTTAACACAGTTACCAGTTACTTATCTGGTAAAATAACATCTGTGGATCGTATGGTTACTCAATACTCCGCCCCCTCCGCAACGGGTTTTACGGCTAATGTGTATGATGGTGCTACAAGTATCTGGCTTATTTTAACGCCAACTGGTACAATGGCTACAGGCACAATTAAGTTGCCAACAAATACCAATTGTGTAGACCGCCAAGAGGTTTTAGTAAACTGCACCCAAATCGTGACAACTCTTACATTAAATGGTAACGGCGCTACGGTAACAGGTGCACCATCTACCTTAGCTGCAAATGGATTTTTTAGACTACGTTATGACGCAGTTACGTCTACATGGTATAGAATAGGTTAATTGACCTACAACATAAAAGGATAAAAATATGGCTACACAACAGCCTTTCTGCCCTCACTACGGTAGTGGGATAACAGTATCCGTGGGGTCATCTACGGGGGCATCTACAATACCAACTGGTACATCCACTGTTTGTATAACCTCTAAGAACTCGGTTCTATGTTACGTACGTATTGGTGCTCCAGGTGTGACAGCTACAACAGCAGACTACCCTGTACCGCCGAACCAACAGGTCACAATTACACGTGATCCAGAACATAATACTATTGCTTACATCGCTCCTGCTACTGGCGGCGACCTTCAAATTATGGTTGGTAGTGGGTTTTAAATAGATGTTGAGTAAAAGAACTAGACAGCGGTCGCGCCCTAAGACCTATACAAGTACACAGGCGGCACCTTCGCCACCATCACTATCATTACCTATGGTAACCAACATCACAGATACAACAGCTACGGCTGGGGTAACTACTGATAGTTCAAGCGGAACCCTTTATATAGCTGTAACTACAAGCGCTACAGCTCCAACAGCTTCAGCTATTAAAGCTGGAACTGGTTTTACTTTTGCAGCTAACCAATCTATAACTACAACTGGTGCCAAAACCTTTAGCGTTACAGGTTTAACTGCTAGTACAACCTATTATCACTACTACGTACACAACAACGTCGTAGGTGATAGCGCTGTGTTGTCTGGGGCGTCGTTCAATACTATATCGTTAGCGCCTCCAGTATTATCTTCAGCTACAACTACTTCAGTTACGACTACTACAGCTACAGCTGGGGTAACTACAGATAGCTCAAGTGGTACGCTTTACATAGCTGTAACTACAAGCGCTACAGCTCCAACAGCTTCAGCTATTAAAGCTGGAACCGGCTTTACTTTTGCAGCTAACCAGTCTATAACTACGACAGGAGCTAAAACCTTTAGTGTGACAGGCTTAACTGCTAGCACAACTTACTATCACCATACGATTCATAACAATACTAATGGTGACAGCAACATACTTACAAGCTCATCATTTACAACATCCGCCGGCGCATCTTACATTTTGGATACGCTAGCCGTCGCACCTACAAATGTTTACTCAATGCGTAAACTTCTAAGCGCTTACAGTGGTAATGCAATCCGCGTTCGTCGCAGCTCTGATAATACTGAACAAGATATTGGGTTTTCTTCGAATATATTAGACACAACAACATTATTATCTTTTGTTGGTGCTGGTACTGGGTATGTTGTAACTTGGTATGACCAATCAGGTAATAACAGAGATTTAACACAAACCACTCAATCACAACAAGCAATCATTGTTAGTTCAGGTATTTTAGTAGTCAATAACGGTGTACCATACATGACCTATCCATCGGGTGGAATTATGTTTACATCTACTAACTTTAGTTGGGGTGGTACTGTATGTATGTCGGCAGTAGCTTGGACTAGTGCTTCTAGCTATCGTAGGTTGGTGAATGTGGGGACAGATAACCTATGCTTCTTTGGGTCAGTTAGTGGTAATGCTGCTGTATTCGTTGGTACAGGTACAGGCTGGAATGATGTTAACGCCAATGTTACATCCGTTGCGGTCACAAGCCCTTCAGTAATGTCTTTTGTTAACAACGGTGCAACATTAAGACCGTTCACAAATGGTACAACTCACACTACTAAAAATGGTGCAACCATTACAGTTGGCTCCCAAGTTCTTGGGCTGGGTACGTTCTCTACCCAAGATTGGTCGGGTAGGGTTGCTGAGTTAATAGCTTGGCAGGGGTTATCTACAACAGACCGCCGCACGCTTGAAGTTGACCAAGGTACATATTATGGGGTTACAGTTTAATGCAAATCCCTATTATTAATGGTATATACACTAGTGCTACCAGCGACTTTAGAACGTCGTACCCACGTAACTTAATACCTGTTGCTAAGCAGACGGGTGCCACTACAGGATACCTACGCCCGGCGGATGGTATAGAGTTACTTGCGTCTGGAGTTGGGAGGGATCGAGGTGCGATTAATTGGGATGGTGTATGTTACAGGGTTCAGGGTTCTAGTTTAATATCTGTAGACCTCCAAGGGGTGGTGACTACCTTAGGTGATGTTGGCGATGATGGTAACGATGTAAGTATAGACTACTCATTTGATCGTCTAGCTATAGTGTCAGCAGGACGTTTGTGGTACTACAAAGATGCCACCGTAACCCAAGTTATGGACAACGATTTAGGATTTGTTAGATCGGTTATATTCGTAGATGGTTATTTTATGTTAAGTGATAGCCAATCCCTACTTGTCACAGACTTAACTGATCCAACATCAATAAACCCATTAAAATACGGTTCCGCAGAGGTAGACCCAGATATCATCCAGTCGGTTATCAAGATACGTAATGAACCAATCGCTATTGGACGTTATACGTGTGAATTTTATCAAAACATTGGCGGGACATTCTTCCCATTCCAAAGGGTTAATGGCGCTTCGATATCAAAGGGTGCAATAGGTCCACGCGCGTCTACTAAGTTTTTAGACATGATCGCAATGGTTGGGAGTGGTAGAAACGAGCCACCTCAAGTGCTCACAGCTACGAATGGGCAGTATATTAAGATATCGACGCGCGAGATTGATCAAATTCTACAGGGATACACACCTACAGAGCTATCAAATTGCGTGGTAGAGTCCAGAATTGATAATGATCACGCATTCTTACTTATTCATTTACCCGATCAAACTTTAGTATATGACGCAAGCAGCTCAACTGCTATGAAGGAGTATATATGGTTTACTTTAGACAGTGGCAAAACAAACCCGGCGCAATATAAAATGCGCAATTTAGTGTGGTTGGAATCTAAATGGGTGGGTGCAGCGCCTACTGGAGATATGGGTACGTATACCCTATCATCAGCCGACCATTACGGCGAGCTTGTCGGTTGGAACTTCGCTACCCAATTTATGTATAATGAAGGGCGAGGAGCTGTGGTGCATGAGTTAGAGCTTATAACATTATCCGGTAGAGCTAAACCAAATACAAACCCAACAATATGGACATCGTACTCTGTAGATGGTGTTACTTGGAGCCTAGAGCAGCCTAAATCGAACCTAGCGCAAGGGCAACGCTTAAGCAAGGTATCTTGGCTACAACAAGGCTTGATGCGCCAATGGCGCGTACAGAGGTTTAGAGGGTTTAGCGACTCTATGCTATCAGTCGCTAGGTTAGAAGCTAGATTGGAGCCTTTAAATGTCTAATGAATACAATTTAAACGTTACTCGTCAGCAGCTATCACAGATATTTAATGCAGACCCACGGATGATAAAGGCTTTTGAGGATCTTTTCAAAAAGACCTTTATTGAAACACCAGCACAAATAGATGCAAGTGATACATCACAAATACCATACAACAATAACATTGACGCAACGACATTAAACAGCATTATTTTAGCTGTTACGCCGGTCATTCTGGGTGTTGTCGCCGATGTTTTATCGCAGATAGATAATGTTGTGCAGGATCAATCATTACAGTACACACCACCCACATCTACTGACAATGATTTAACAACTAGGCAACCGACTGCTTTTAGGTCGACAGTTAATTTATCAGACGCTTCCGGGGTTGGGTCCGCAACTTTAACAAATGCACCAGTAAGTAGCAACCCTACTAAATGGATTAGTATAGACGACAACGGAACAATCCGACGCATCCCAACTTGGTAAAAAGGAAAATCATGGCTATCGTAGTAAAAAACATCATTCCACGTAAATACGCAGAGAATGCTCAAACAACACAGTACACAGCAGTCAATTGTAAAACTGTGATTGATAAGTTCACTATAACTAACATTAGTGGGGCTACTGTTACTATCAGTATCAATTTGGTTTTATCTGGTAATACACCTAGTAACCTAGATTTAGTTTTGAAGTTGAAAGCTATTCAGCCTAATGAGACGTACCAAGCATCCGAATTAGTGGGGCAATCACTAGAATCTGGTGGCTTTATCTCATTAGTTGCAAGTGTTGGATCAGCTTTGGTGGTGAGTGCTACTGGGCGTGAAATCACATAAGATTACCTAAAACCTAGTTTTGTAAATACGGAATTTGTAAAATCTATTTTCAAAAACATAGGGTTAACCCTTAGTTTGTCTCATTTTAGAGACATTTTTGCTACAGATAAGCCCCTAAAATGTAGCAAGTTATAACAAAGCACCTTTTTCATAACTTTTAGTTATGTTACGACTATTTAACCACCTATTATTTTTATAGAATTATGTTATAATATAAAAGATTGTGGTGGTAAATGTATCATCCCTTTTATTACCACGATCATCATTGTCGAGTTACCAAGCCGCCGACAGCTTAATCAGATATATACCTTATGGGCGTTTATGGTAACTACCAATGTTCTTCGCGCAAAATCTAGCCACTTAGATTTTATCAACTATATCTTAGAAGAAAGTAGTATATCCCGTCATATTAATGACGATATCAGTATAAAATCATTGGGCATCGTACGTGATCACACTCATTTTATCATTGTAGAAGAAGACAATACCCCCACTGGGTTATTCCTAGCTGTTCCTATTAACTCTGTGACAGTAGACATCCATACCTGCATCCGCGATTGTAAAGAGAAAATGACTGCTGGGGTATTAGGGATAGAACTACTACGTGGTGAAGGTATTATATGCGCCACATCCCATATCCCTGAATACAATACAGCAGCGCTTAAGTATTCTTTGCGTTGTGGGTTCCAAAAGTGCGGGTTTATCCCCAAATCGTACTTATTTAATGGTGTTGCCATCGGTCAGCACCTTGTCTATAAAAATTTAGGAGTTTAATTATGCCAGTAGCAGCCGCATTGCCAGCATTAGCCGTAGGGGCTTCAGTCGTTGGTGGTATCACGTCCGCCAACTCTGCCCGAAAAGCAGGGAACAAAGCAGCAGATGCACAGATGGAATCTGCACAATTGGGTATTGAAGAGCAGCGCCGTCAGTTCGACGCTATCCAAGAGCTATTAAAACCATACAGTCAAGCTGGCACCCAATCTCTTGGTATGCAGCAAGGGCTGCTAGGGTTGAATGGTAATACTGCCCAAAACGATTTAATCACCCAAATAATGAATAGTGGGCAATTTAACCAATTAGCGCAGCAGCAAGAAAATGCATTGCTACAAAATGCATCCGCTACTGGGGGCTTGCGTGGCGGGAATATCCAAGCGGCTCTAGCGCAATTTAGACCAAACTTACTAAACCAAATGATCCAGCAACAGTACAGCAACCTTGGGGGCTTGACTTCCTTAGGGCAAAATGCCGCAGCAATGACTGGCAACGCCGGGCAGAACATGGCAAATAATGTAAGTAACTTGTTTAATCAACAAGGCGCAGCACAAGCAGGCGCGTATTTAAACGCAGCTAATCAGCAAGGTAATATGTTTAATTCTGTTGTTGGCGGCATCGGCGGGGCGGCTAGATTGTTCGGGGGTACGGTATGAACCCAATAAATTATACGAGCATGTTGGCGGCAGAAAACCCATTTGATGCGTCCCTTCGTGGGTTTGCTGCCGCGGATACGATGCTTAATACACTATCTCAAAGACAAGAACAAGAGCGCGCTAATCAATTAAAGGCGCAGCTACAAGCTCAAGAACAAGCCCAAAAGCAGGCAATGGCTGCCGACTTACTGGCTTTATCACAAAACCCGAACCCTACAGGGCAGCAGTACCTTTCAGTGATGACTAAATACCCATCACTATCGGCTGGGTTAAAACCAGCGTATGAAGCTCTAGATGCTCAAAATAAGCAAAACTTACTTAGCCAAGTATCTAAGATAAATACTGCCCTTATTAAGGGTAGACCTGATATTGCTATGTCAGAGTTAAAGAATCAAGAGCAGGCTTACAGGAATGCGGGAGACACAAAGACAGCGGATACTCTTGCTAGTTTTTATGATCAGTTCAATGGTGCAGACCCTGCACAAGCAAAACTAATATCAGGTATGTTAACGGCATCAGTCATGGGCGCAGATAAATATGATCAGGCTTACGCTAATATTGTCAAAGCCCAAACTGAACAAGACCTAGCCCCTGTAAAGATGCGTCAAGCAGAAGCAGAGGCAAAGAGCGCTGAATCAAAAGCTAAGGCGGATATATACGCCCCACAAGAAGCCAAAGCCAAAGCAACTAGTGCTGGGTATCAAGCTATGGCGGACGCTAATAAACCTGTAGTTTCTGCAGCAGAAGCTAAGATCAAGGGCTACGAAGCTATTAATACCCCCATCAAACAAAACCTTGAAAACGCACGAATAACCGCCCAAACCAATGATTACATTAGCAGAATAAAGGATAGGGCAGATCGTTTTGGGTTAGATAGCGAAGAACTAAACATGAAGCTTGATGAGGCACTATATAAAAAAACAAACCCAACCCTAGACAAGGACGCACGAGAATTAATTAATAAAAATCGTATTGACGCGCAAGCGGCTAAATCTCAAGCAGACCAAATGAATACACTTGCTGATCAACTTGACGCGGCAGCGAAAGAAGCGGCGCGGGGGGGTGTAGTAGCGCGGGGGTGGGAGTCAGTGAAAAGGTTTGGTGGCGAACAAAATTCAGTAAGCGCCTTACGGGCTAGATCGATTTTCCTCAAAAACCAACAAGTTGTTAAGTCTTTACCATCAGGCAACACCTCGGATCGTGATATTGAGATTTTTAATAGAGGTGTGCCACCAGACGATGCGGATTTAGAGTATATGGCTTCATATCTACGTGGTGAGGCAAAACTAAGTGCGTTGGTGGCAAAAGACGCTGATTTGCGCGCTGACTGGGTTAATGAAGTTGGTTCGTTGGCTAACCCTCGAAGGGATATAGTGGTTAATGGTGTTACAGTTAGGGCGGGGATGTCTTTTTCTGATTTTTACAGAGAGAGTAGTAAAATTAAAGGGCAAGCAGCCCCACTCCCTTCTCAGGGCAGAAGGTATTTAGAGGGGTTGGGGGGATAGATTATGGCAAAAAAGGAAGATTTAGAGCTATACGCCCAATACCCTAGCGTCAGGAAACTTTTAGATACTATCGCCTTTGCAGAGGGTACGGATAAGCTGCACGGCTACAACACCCTCGTAGGTGGTAAAAAGATAGCGGATTTATCAAACCACCCCAATATTGTTGGGCTGAAAACGAAGGACGGCGCTAGTACAGCGTTTGGTAGGTATCAAATAACCGGCAGCACGTGGAGGGGGTTACAAAAAAAGTACGGGTTTAGCGACTTTACGCCTGAAACACAGGATTTAGCCGCCGTAGCGCTATTAAAAGATGCAGGGGCTTTGCCTGCAGTGTTAGCTGGGGATTTGAAGGGAGGTATAGATAAAGTTAAAAATATATGGGTTTCTTTACCTGGCTCAAATACTAAAAACCAGCCAGAGAAATCCTGGGGGGACATAGATAAATTCTTGGGTACCACGAATCCTTTTAATCAGGGCACTGAGCATATGCGCCGTAAGATAGGTACGCCTGCCCAAAAAGACAATAGTATCTCGTTGGACAAAATTTTCAACGACTATATAGCAGGTAAGATGTCCGAGGGCGCAAAACAAGATTTTGAGCAAGATGTTGCTGCAGGAGTACTTATGTATCCCGAGCATATGCGCCGTAAGATAGGTACGCCACAACCAGAGCCATCCTTATTAGACAAAGCGAAAGACTTATTCACTGGGGATTTAAGAAAAACTCAAGAATCCCAAGGGCTCCCTGATTGGGAATCTATGCCTGAAATGAACGACCTATCATGGGCTGGTGCAAAAACAGGGTTAGGTACTTTCATATCGCCCACAGCCGAGGGTGTCCAAACCTTAAAAACAAACTTCCCCCAAGTGGAAGTCAAACAGGATACTAAGGGTAACTACTTAATAAAGTCAGCTATGGATGGTAAGTGGTACTCAAGTAAGCCAGGTTTAACAGCAGCAGATGTCATTAAAACAGGTGCAGTTGCGGCAGCCTCTTTAGCAGCTACTCCAGCAGCTTTATTAGCCCGGTCGGGGTCAGTTTTAGGTGCTGCCGGGCTAGGTGCAGGCACTCAAGCCGGCATTGAAGGTATCCAAGCAGCTACAGGTGGAGAGTTCAACCCGGCGGATATTGCTATAGCTGGTGCATTAGGTGGCGCAATACCTGGTGTGGTTGGTGCGGTTAAAGCCGCAAAGACCCCTTTGAACAACATACTAGCGCGCGTTGAATCTCGTGGACTACAGCAAGAAGTTGCTGCTTTACCACATACCCCACCAATGGCGGCGCCTACTACGCGCCCTACTGTTGTGAGTATGCCGGACTCTTTATCTACACCACCTATTACGCAACCGCCTATAGATGCGGCTACCCCTATGGCTGCACCAGCTACTAGAGTGCGGGCAACTAATATAGTAGAGCCTATACAACCCACAACCATACCTGATGAAGTCCCTACAGTATCAACACCAGAGTTTTTGGCGGCAGAACAACTTACAGACACCGCAAAAAAAGCTGCTACTGGCACATTCCCTGGTAAAGCACAAGCTACTTTAGCAGAGCAGGCAGCGCCTGATCCTGAAGTTCTTGCGGCTGCCCAACGTCTAGGTATCGAAGATTATCTACAACCTGATCATGTGACCACTAATCAAGTGTACCGCGAATTGGCACAAGCAGTTAAATCTGTACCTGGCTCAACAGCCAGAGCATCCGAGTTGGAAGGGCTAAAAGAAGTTGCTAAACGTGCCGATGATATTATCACTAAAATTGGAACTTTGGATGCATCAGAGCTTGATTACACCGTAAAAGAAGCTATGTCAAGAACTCAAAGTGAGCTTGAGAGTAGGGCGAATGTTTTGTATAGTCAATTGAGGGGGAGCATACCCGCAAAAACAAGTGTTAACGTCGATAATATCGTTAATTATATACAATCACGTGCAGATGACTTAGGTGGTATAAAAAACTTATCCCCTGTAGAGAAAACAATATTAAGTAAACTTAACCCTAAAAATGGTACACAACCAACATACGCACTTCTAGATGATGTTAGGCGCGATTTAACAGCCGCGCGTGTGAAAAGAGAGGGTATTTTTAAAGATGCCGATTCCGGACAAATAAAAAAACTAGAGCGTGAGCTAACAAAAGACCAAGCTTTAATTGTTGACTCTTTTGGTGCAACCGATATTTTTAGACAGGCTAGGCAGGCAGTGGCTATCCGTAAATCTTTAGAAGATGATATGCAATCTTTGTTTGGCAAAGAGCTTAATAATTCTATGCTACCAGCCCTCAAAGGGTCAGTTGAGCAACTACCAGCGGGTAATTCCCAACGGTTTATTAAGCTCCTAAAGTTAGTGCCTGAAGCACAACGTCAGGAAGCCGTCGCGGCAGGGTTAAATACCGCGTTTGGAAAAAATGCCAGGAACGGGAATTTAAATTTTACTACTTACACGAACTGGTTTGAAGGCTTGCAACGCAACAAACAGTCATACGCGGCTATTATGTCAAATTTACCACCAGAGTCTGTGGTGCAACTAAAAGACTTGTACAAAGTATCAAAGGGTATTAGTTTAGCTTCTAAAGAACGCATAGTAACTGGGCGCATCATGGCGGTACAAGAACAATTCAAAAATTCGGATACTATAATGGGTAACATCTACGACCTAGCTAAAAAATCATCTATAGGCGCGGTAGCTGGTGTTGTAACTGCACCCATAGGTGGTTCCGCTGGTGTTGGGTTAGCTTCAGGGTTGACCGCTGCTCTATCAAGGAACAGGACTAAAGCTATCCAAGCAGCAGATAAATTAATCTCGTCACCTGAATTCTTGGGGTTAGTTCGAAAAATTAATTTAGGTATAGACCCTAAGAATATAGCAAAATCCCCAGAGATTAAACAAACAATACAAAAAATGGCGCGATCAGAAAAGTTCATAAACTTCATGAAGGCGGTCAAACAAGAAGGGTACAAAGACCAGAGCGCGCGCGTTAGGTTTTTAACCACACTTTTAATCACATCTAACAACAGAAAAGGCTCAGATAATGGCAACAAGCGTTAAAGCTCCCTTACCTCTATTCTTTGACAACTTTGGTGCGCCACTGGAGAATGGACAATTATTCTTTGGTGTCGTAGGGCAAAACCCTGAAGTATCCCCGGTACCAGCTTATTGGGATCCAGCACTAACACAACCGGCGGCACAACCTATACGTACTACTTCAGGTGCTGCCACGAAGGTTGGTACACCAACTAATGTTTACGTCGGTAGCGCCTACAGCTTAACGGTTAAGAACAACCGTGGTGAGTTAATGTATTATATCGCGGATTCAAGTGAATACGATGCTGATATAACACTAGATACTAAGCTTACAGCTGTTAGTAGTACGCTCCAAGCTTTTACAACCAATCTAGCCAATACTTCAAATATTGCTTACGGCGACGCCTTAGTGGGGGTGAAGAAGTCATTTGCTACATCTGTAGGAAGAACACAACACTCTGTGAATGAAGAGACTGTAAGCGTCATTGATTTTTACAATCCTTTGAGTGAAAATATCTCTGTTGGGTTACAACGCGCCATCGACTACGTAAAAACCCTACCTTATGGCGGTGCTGTCTATGTGCCACCAGGCACTTACATCCCGACTACTCAGGTGGTCGTAGGTAACCCTGGGTATAATAAATATGTCACCTTATACTCTAATAACGACGCTAACTTCGATATCCAAAACTTTACATCTTCCCCATTCCTAGATATCGGCACAGCCACAGCGCAAGGGAACTGTAACTTTATTTTACGTAACATCAATGCTTTTAGCAGTAATGGTGGTAATGGTAAATTTAGCCGCGCCCGCAATGCTAATGGTACCCGCTTTATAGGTAACTTCATCCACGACGTTAGCCAAGTAATGGACTCTAGCGACTCATACCTTGTACGTTTTGAACACAACCATTTTAGAAGTGTGAAAGAGTACTGCTTTACAAGCTCCACCGCATGCCATGGGTTTAAGTCTATTACGAACTTTTATTATGATTGTTGCTACCAAGTCTCTTACGGGGCACCTATTAATATAGCCGCCGCTAGCGATAATATCGTGATTGATAATAATACTTTTGAGGGATGTCGACGCGTTATGGCATTTGCTGGTGGTACATCAATCTCTTTTGAAAAAAACTACATGGAATATTTTGGTTCTAATACGCCCATTGATTCAGTTGCTGTTACCTATGGTTTTAATTTTTCAGAAAATTGGATTAACGGCGACAACGGCTCAGGGGGGAAGTATACTTGGATTATGCCCAACTTCCAAGGTGGTAAGATTGAACATAATAGGTTCGTGAACATAGATGTGACGTTTCAAGGTAACACCTACGATGGGTACCAAACAGGCAACAGTTCATACAACACAACCTTACCCGCAGTGCCGGCACGTACAGCTACTTTATTAAATGGCCACTCCGGCTCTGTTACATTTACAAAAATTAATGGTGTTGTGTATCTAGGCGGGTTTATCACTACCGCAACAAATGGTGCAGCTGTGATTAATTTACCAGTTGGTTATAGACCCGGTGGTACAATCAATTTTACAGCTTATGGATCAACAACGCAGCAGGGTACCGTGACGGTTGACGCCGTTAATGGTAATGTCGTAGTTGTTAGTATCCATACATCAATAACGTTTTCTAGCATCTCTTTTATTGCTACAACTTAAGGGTATAAGCTATGTCACCAATCTTAGACCAACAGATTTTTAACGTCTTATTCGCTTTAGTAGGTGCATTGGGTGGGTGGTGTTTCAAAACGATTTGGGGCGCTATTAAAGATTTACAGCTTGAAAATAAACAGTTCACAGAAAAGGTGTCTAAGGTAGAGATATTGATTGCAGGCAACTATGCCAGTAAGGCAGATTTAACTAACGCAATGACCCAAATCACAACGCAATTGTATTCTATTGAGAATAAGATTGATAAAAAAGAAGATAGAAAGACCCCCCACTAGTTATAAAGGAAGTATATGATTGCTATTTTGTCGCAACCGACTTGGTTGAAAGAAGCCTATAAGCACAAAGGGTTAAAAGAAGTGCCCGGGGTAGGTGATAACCCAATTATCCAAACGTGGCTAAAACGCTTAGGCGCATGGTGGGATAAAGACTCGGTAGCTTGGTGTGGTGTTTTCACCGGTTGGTGTTTAAAAGCTGCCGGATTCCCTATACCTAAAAACTACTTTCGCGCTAAGGAATGGCTCACTTATGGGGAAGCCTGTGGTGCAGAGTATGGTGCTATTGCGGTATTGGGTCGTGTAGGTGGTGGGCACGTTGGGTTTGTTACAGCCGTCGCCCCCAATGGGGACTTCCAACTACTTGGCGGTAACCAAGGTGATAAGGTTTGCGAGGTGTGGTTTAAGAAAGACAGGGCTCTAGGCTTCCGGAAGCCGACTGGTGCAATTTTAAGTAAGATCACTACAGTAGTAAGTACTGGGGAATTATCAAAATCGGAGGCTTAATATGCTTGAGATTATTAAACTAGACGACGGGCGTTCAGTTATTGAGCGTGCTGTAACTTGGCAGAACCCGCTAACGCTTAAAGTATTTTACGTACCCGCTGGTTTCGTAACTGATTTTGTTAGCACGAAGTTTTTAAAAATGCCAGCTAAATGCGATATTGCAGCTGTGTTTCATGATGTGGATTATTGGTTCCAAAATAAAACAAGGCGCGAATCGGACTACGATTACAAGATGAACTTACAGGCATTTGATGTAAGTTCATGGGTGTACAACAGTCATCTTATGGCCTTACGTGCCTTTGGTTGGGTTGCTTGGAATGCTAACCATGAACAACGTAAGGTAGAAGGTGACGCTAATAAAATCCTTGACACGTCTTATCTAAGCGACGTAAAACCCGTTTAAATCGCATGACACGTATTAATGTAGGGTTTGGATGTAAATAAATATAACATTTAAATACAAAATAAATAATATATCTTGTTACCTTGGGGTACGCTACTAACCCTAAAAATATCAAGAATGTTAAACCGATAAAAAACATAATAACTCCTATATATATAACCTATAAAACTTAACACGCAACCTAGAAACCTTCATTTTAAACTTCTGGACACGGGACAAAGGATTTTTTTCTGAGAGTGCAGACGATAGGTCGTTTTGCACTACCTCCTTGCTCTCTAGGCGATTTAACACGACTTCATCTATCGTACCACGCGCGATTATGTGGTGAACAAATACTTTTTTACTGGTATTACCTTTCCGCAATACCCGGCGGTTAAATTGATCATATAGCTCATAATCCCAATTCATGGAAAACCAACACACATGATGACCTGATTCCTGTAGGTTTAGACCGTGCCCCATTGATTTTGGGTGACCGAAAAGTACCGGTAAATCACCTCTGTTCCATGCTTTGACAATCTCCGACACCTTCGAAGGGGTTACATCCCTCCCAATGTACGGCACATCCTTACCAAATTCAAGTTTAATACGTTCTATATCATGGATAAAATCATAAGCAACAAGTAAAGGACTCCCCTGAAGCTCATCTATTAAGTCACGCAATGCTTCTATTTTTACATTATGCACTTCTTGCCACTTCCTATCATTCGAAGGTAGCCCTAAAGTACCAGGTTTAGCGTCGAGGTATATTGCCCCACTTGCCAATTGCCTGCACTTAGTACCCACAACAGCCTCACTAGAAGCTGTGATAATACCTCCAGGGCTTACCGCTATCAATTCCTTTTCTAGCTCATCATAAATTTTCTGTGCTTCTGGGGGTAACGTCACATAAATATTATTCATTTTTAACTCTGGTAGAGTGAGATAATCCTCTGCACGCATTCTTAACATCAAAGGTTTGATCCGTTCGTATATCTCTTTTTCTGCACCAGGTCGCACAGACCATTTAAACTTATTCCACCCTTGTGTAAAATATTTTGATTTGTATTGGGTAATGTATTTACCTAGTGCAATACCGCCATCAAGTATCAAACACTGCCCGAATAAGTCTAGTAGCCCATTAGGTGCGGGGGTGCCAGTTAAGCCCCACCTACGCTCAAAGGTATCCGCAACTTGCTTAACTAGGTTAAACCTCGATTTACCGGCGTGTTTAAACTTTGTTAGCTCATCAATAACTAGGGTATCAAACCTTAAAGACTTCCATCGCTCCATGTCTATTAGTAATTTACTACCAACTTTTTTAGGTTTACCAAATAACCAAGGCAGCCCTTCGTTATTAATAGCATAAATATCCGCTTCCTCCTCTAAAATCTTAGCTTTATCTTTGCCATGTAATACAACTATCTTAAGGCCATTAAATTCTAACCATTTACGCACTTCAGCTGGCCATACCTCATAACAAACCCTAAGGGGGGCTATAAGTAGCACTTTTTTAATAACACCCAAGTCTTTTAAATACTTAATACTCGATAGTGTAGTAGATGTTTTACCGAGACCCGGGTCAAGTAAAAGACCATTAACTGCTTTGTCTAGTTGCCATTGCCTAGCTACTAGTTGGTATGGTTCCGGAACCCAATGGATGGGCGGCTTTGATTGCCTCGATTGCTGATTGCTCATTGTCATGTACCTGTACGTTATACCCTAGGCTTCTTATTAAGGTATGTATGTGTTTTTGTAATTTTCTAGGCGCCTCACCGGGCGCTTTGAACTCAATAAAAAGTGGGGCACCATGGGGGATTAAGAATAATCTATCAGGGTACCCCGCCACATGGAGTTTGATATTCACAACGCCAAAGTGCTTAAATACATAAGCACATACGTTGCGCTCAATTGTGGATTCTACACCCATTATTTACTTTCAAAAGTGGCTTTAAAAAACTTACTATCAATCTGTATTAAGTTCGCATCAATAATCTTAACCCGAACAAAATCTTTACCATCCAAGAATTCTTTATTGACCCTAAAAACGCTTTTAGTGCTTGCAAACTGTGGTGTATGGCTTAGGCTTGCTAGATCAGACATAGTAAGCGCGTACTGGTCGTGTTCAAAACTAGTATAACCAACTCTTTTGAGTTCATTAGCTAGTATATTGCTCATTTTTTGTGTTTTCATCTTCGTTCTCCTCGTTAAACACATTTATAGTATACAAATTTTATAGCATTTGTAAAGGGGCAGTTTCATTATTTAAAATAACACCCTTCTTATCATAGTCCATAAGTTCAGCCCAATTGGTATAAGACACTGAACCTTCGCTTAATATAGGCACATCAAACTCTACAGACTCCATAGCTTTGCGGAGTACCTCCATTTCACTAACCATTAAGTGGGTAGGTACGGATACCGTTATTTGATCGTGCACATTAAGCACGATCCTAGCATCCTTGTGCTTGACAACGTGATAGCGTATGATCGCCTCCTTGGTACAATCGGCCGCGCTGCCTTGAATTAGGACATTAACCATTTTGTAGTCTTTTTCCCACACTCTACCATCTTCCATGACCTCTGCCGGCTCACAATAATACATACGACCACCCCATGTTCGTAAATGCTGGTTTGCTTTCGCCCTAGACTTCATAATACTGTATAATTCTTTAAGACCAGGATATAAAGCTAACACACTATTTTTTAGCATTTTCGCCTCATCTTGGCTCATATCGTTTTTTTCGGCAAGTTTGGTAACCCCCATACCATAAATTAAACCTAGATTGGTATTTTTAACGGCTTTGCGGTTGTAATGTAACCCCATTTTCTCTAACTCGGCTTTGGCATGATCATGTAAGTCGATCCATGGGTTTTTATTGTAGGTAGCTTGCAAAGCCCCATCCTCAAAGTGAGCTAAAATCCTTGGTTCTTGTTGTGAATAATCCCGGTCGATAAAGCAGTGCCCTTTAAATGGGGTTAGGTACTCGCGCACATTAGGTAGACCAAACTGCTGTATAAACAAAGACTTACCATTATCATCAAACTTTTTAGGGATGTTTTGAAAGTTTGGTGTCGATGACAACCGCCCCGTTCGTGTACCGATAGACCCATTACCTTTAGTAACTTTGGTTTGATTCCAAGTGGTGTAAATAACACCACCAGAAGTCTTTGCTGTAAGCTGCCAAGGCCTCATAAAGGTATTAAGGCAAGTGTTTAATTGAGCCCTATAGGTGATACCATCAAGTAGATATTTATCGCTAACACCTAATAATAAAGCATCTTTATTAGTTTGAAGTTTGCCTGTAGCTGTTTTTGGTAGCTTGCTGGTATCTACTTTACCAGCTGTAACCATAGCATGCACAAGCTCATCGGCTGAATCTAAATTAAAACCACCAAAATCACTACCTAAATAATTGAATAACCAAGTTTCAACCTCAAGCAAAACAGATACATACTTATCTATGTCCTTATTTAACGCCTCTACATCCACAGGTATACCTTGCCGATCCATCTCTAAGATAATAGGCATTAATCCTTGTTCCCGTTGGTATGCGTATAACATACCATTGCTAACAATTCGTGAGTATAGTAAGTTAAATAACCCTTCTGTGCGCTCTACGTCACCATTGGCATACTCACCGACTAAACTACCAGGCGCATAGCTTAGGTAAGCACCAAAATAGTTTGATGAATTCTTAGAATCACTAATTTTAATACCAGTAACCGGTTGCTCATTAATAAGCCACTCCCCCACAGCGTCGCGCTCCTCGGGCTTTAAACCAAGTAAACGCTCACTAGCTGGCTTTAACCCTAGTTGTGATTGGTGCGGGTCATCTAAGAATAGTAGAATCATAGTATCATGGACTTTGTGGGGGTGTAATGGGGTTGCCCCCATATGAACCTCCGCAACGTCCATATCAAACTTAGCATTGTGGCAAACAACACCATCTTCATGCTCAAAAGCTAAGCTCAAAGCCTCTTGCGCCTCCTCCTTTGTGCAATTGTTATCGCTAGCATGCCCCCATGCGTAGTACTTAGCCTCTACACCAGGGTACTTAATCGCCACCCCCACGGGTTTTGGTGGGTAATGGGGTCGTGACTGGATTTTCTCCGTCTCGAAGTCAATCGCTACTGGTTTTATTTTTTGCATTTATCACCTCGTCTATTTTAGTTTTAGCTTCTAATCGTTTTAATCGTGAGATTCTAGCGTCTATCCGACGAATAAACACACGACGGGAACGCCCGTTAAGCTCTTGCTCTAGTAGTGCCTCACACGTAGCGATATCTTTTACAGCCATTAGGTACTCATTTAATATTGGCCATGTCTGTAGGTATGCATTGCCCGGTGGCACCAATTTATATTTTTTTACTTTCATAAAAATGATCCTCAATATTTACGTTTTTTTGTGTCTTCTTGTGCGGCTTGTACAGGTGCCGTTAAAGCTATAGCCTCTACCGCCTTAACTAAACCCCATAAGTCATCACGACCTTCAGTAATCTGATTGATCATAGTGAAGTCTAAAGACGTCTCTTTCACAGGGTTAACCCTAATACGGGTAATAAAATCACCAATGTAACTAGTCTTAGGTAAAGATTTTAAGTACTTTGCATAAGCTGTTAAAGTAGCTGGAGGAATTAAAATAGAGAATACATCCCCTTCTGTTAGTGAATCGGTACCAGCCTTTAGGCGGTCGGCAGTAATGAAGAATAGGCGTCTTTTTTCACGCGCCATTTTACCATTGCCGCTACCGGATTGGCTAGAACCAAATTGGCATGATGGGTGTGTAGCACACTTAACCCCGGCGTAACCTTCTTCTGAATCGCTAGTAAATACTAGGTCGCTATAACGCAACCCGAAAGCTTTAGCAATGGGTGGCGCTGTACTGGATGGGTTATAAGCCTCACCAAAAACTGCTATATCCCACGGATCAGTCAAGATAACGACATCAATAGACTTATTGATAACTGGCGCACCAGATGGGGTAAATATAGATTTGTCCTTGAATGAGTAGCTAGGTATACCCATACCCGAGAGCTCCTCTGCAACCTCATTGATCCTAGCGTTGCGCTCATCTTCGATGGACATTAATTGCGTATTGTTTTCTGTAGTCATTGTAAAAACTCCTTTTTGTGACTTTGAACTTTGGTTGACGCTGTTTTAAACCTTGCGACCCGGTTATTCTTTAGACTTTGGTTACTGATAAGTTCACGACTGTGAACTCGCCGATACCATCTATCTTCTCGCCAGCTTGCCAACGTTCTTTAACAGCGGCATCTGATACTCTACGTTGTAATAGGTCAAACTGCCCAGTGCTTAGGATGTGGGAGTAAACCTTATCCCAATCTTGCACCGATGGTACAACCTTCTCTACCATAGCAACTTTAGCGTAAAGACCTGATATACCTGTGGCACCTTGCGCAACTAAAGCATCTTTGATGTGTTGTGCAAGGTAAGACTCCTCACGTACCATAGCGTCAATGATTTTTTGTTGCGCTAGTCGTTGCTTTTTTAAGTCTTGCAACTTATCTACACAAGCGGCTAAGGTTTCTGGTATATTATATTCATCCATTTTTATTCTCCTCTTTTAGTTTAATTAGTTCATCCTTGACCGTATGAAGGTACCTGATAAAATCTTCGTCTTTTTTCTGTAAATCTTCTAGTATCTTTATCTGCTCACGTACCCTTAACAAGAGACTTGTGCATAAGAAGGCAAGGATACCTAGAACGATGTTTAATATAATTAAAAATGTATCTTCGCTCATTTCTTACCTCGTATAACATCAAATACACAAAGAACACCATACCACAGACACTTTACAAAGAGAATAACACCATACCATAGACACATTACAAAGAACATAAAACCTATAGCACTAAATAACGCAAATATTATACCTAGCGTTGCACTATAAAAAGCATTAAACATATTTCATCCCCGCCCTTGTAAACATTCCGGTATTTCTGGGCGCATGTGGTAGCGCCAAAAACTATGACCGTCCTCGCCATCGTCCTCATCGGTATCGCGTTCACTCCAAGACCCATCAGTGTACCAAATCAACCCATTTACAGGGTTATCATCAAAGTGGTTGTAATATAAATCAATAGCACACATGAAAAGGTTATACTTTTCTACACTACAAATAAGAGGTAAATAAGCGTGTATGATTTTATTTGATTGTTTCACAGATACCTTTGCACAAAGTATAGACCTATCGCCTACGTGACTTATGAATTCATTTTTAGCGTTTATTAACATATTGCCCCTTTAATAATTATTAGAAAGCTTTAACACACGATCAGGTACAAGATCAAGCTCACCATTGTCTTTAATGAAAGCAATTGAGTAAGTGCCATCACCATACGGCTCTAAAGTCAAACTAGATATTGACACAGGCCATCCTGTTTTACACAAATAGTAGTCAACTTTGTTCATTGCGGCGTAAGCGCTGTCTTCATCTATAAAATAATTACGCATCTTTGTTCTCCTCGTTAGCGTTAATTAATTGGGTTGGTTGTGTAATTTCCCACTTTAAAGGTGTAGGAACCTTTGCGTAACCATTTACACCACGACATATTATCATTGCGGTTGCATAATCGAACGCCTGCTTTTCTGTTAGTGGCTCTAAAGTATTATTATCATTAGACATTTTCCACACCTGCAATAATATTTGTTCTAAGTTCGACTAAAACATCTTTTAAATTGTCGAGTTCTTTTTGTCGCATCACAATCTCGTCCGCTAAAGTAGCATACTCAACCATATCTTGAATATGTTTAGATGCGTATTCTAGAACGTCTTGTAGCTCTGTAACTTCTGTGAAGCTTACACCCGTGGTGTAGGCTGTGATTAGGTAGACTTGACGTTTGATTGAATCAATCGCAGTCTCTAGTTTTTCATTCATTTTATTTTCCTCGTTCAGATAAACTTAATTGCTTATCTTGTTTATATTATAACTACTTATTTTCATTTGTCAAGCGCCTATCGATAATATGATACAACCGCCGCCTTTGTTTTTTTAACAAAGACATTTCTTGTTCTGCAGCTATCAATTTCAACACTATACCATCTACATCTACCATGTTATTTTTGTTTAAAATAGCCCGTAGGTTGGTTATAAATGCACGTAACGAGGTAATTTTTACATTTATCTCATCTTTTTCCTTGATATAATCACTTTTTGTACCAACTAATATTATTTTAGGCGTCATCCCTTTGTAATTGCTTTTTTTACCAATTTGTGTTTGCTTTGGTGGTTTCTCCTTTGACTTCTTTGGTATGTTTTCTTTGGTTATTGATTTGTCACTCCTAGAGACACAACCATCAAACCACCTAATATTTTTATGATGCGGAGGCTCCTCATAAATGGGGTGAATACCTACGCCATTAAGCTCAAGTAGTTGTTCATAAAGATTTTTACACATACTATTCACCTTGAAAACATGGGTGCACACCCACCAGTATATTAAAACATTGTTTAGCTATGTCCATGTGCTCTATTTGAGTACCATGTCCCATACGCAATTGGGTGTAGTGGTACCAAGACCGCGTGGAACCAGACATATACAACCTTGATGGGGTCAACCCTTCAGGTAGCACGGCGCGCGCAACTTCTTTAGCAATACCCATAGCAAGCGCGTCCCTGTACGCATCTAGCGCGGCAGCTGCAACATCCTCTTGCGCATATCGCCAAAAATCGTGTATGTCCGAACTTGCATCAAGCTCTAAAGAGTTTTGCCTGTTCTTGAAGTCTTGCAACCTAGCCGGGCGAGTGATGAACTCATCACCTACATCCGCGTATCTTTGGCTAAACTCTTGGAACGTAAAGCTACGATGGCGCAGTATCTGACGTGCAATGTCGCGCGTTGTATTGATCTCCATAGTGATGTGCGACATCTCAAACGGTGACCAATGCTGGTTTGCTATTAAGTATTTAAGCAGCTTTGGGGCTGTCTCATTACTCATTTGGTTACCGGGGTTTGATACACGTGCACAATAGGCTATGTACTCATCACCCGTTAGCTGTATATCGTCGATGATAGCTACAGTTTTTGATATTAATTTAACGTTCATTTTATTTTTCCTCATTTTTTTCGTGTTAAATAATTAAATCAATCATAAGTCACAGAGTCTATATAAAACCCGGCATAATTGATAATATCCAGCGCAGTATCGCGTAACCCCTCAAAGTTTACAGTTTCTCCAGCCAGTTCTTTACGAACAAGTGCGTTGAACCGTGTGGCTTTGACATGCAGCATTTGCGCGTAGCTGATCGCCCCAAATGGGAAGTATTCGCTATTATCAATGCCGCCGCCGTTATAGTCTTCACTCTTACGCATACACAGCAGCGCAGCTTCAGCCAATGCCGCCGGGTGTCCACCACGTGATTTTAGTTCGTTTAGTAAGTCTTCTGTTGTGAGTTCGCTTAATGGTGGTTGTATATCTGAACTCCGCCCCATAGCTTCGTGTAGGTCGTGAGTAGCTTGCTCATGTTCTTCATCTGTGATAGCTGTGTTAGACCGTATTTGAGTATCACCGCATAAAAGACAACCACCTGATACTTTCGCATTACCATATACAAAAGCGGCATCAAAAACCCTAACATCATCAAAAACTTCCGCGTGACCAAAAACTTGAGCTTCACCACCCACACGTGCTTTATCATAGACCTTGGCAAAATCTTCAACTATAGCGTTCTTGAAAACTAGTGCACCATCAAAAACTTGGGCTTCATCACCCACCCAGCAGTTATCAAAATGAGATAAATTATCCTCATCCTCAATATAACCCCCTTTATCACCAGCTTTGACTGTATCACCTATATCGCGCAACGCTATAATCCGATATAGTTTGTGACCTTGGACGACTATTGTGTCTTCAGTATCCAATTTGTATTTTGTGTTTTCCATTTTTCTTTCTCCTTTAAATGGTGTTACTCTTGTAATTCGTTATACTCAAAGCACCCAATAATTGTCGTCATTTATCATACCGAACTTTATAGCATCTTGCACATTTTGCATGTCGAGGATAGTTTTATCAAAAAGTAAAGCTTCCACACCATATTTTGGGTACGATACCATTTTATCAAATAAAACGACATCCTTATTTTTGTCAAGTTTAGCCTCATATAAAACAACTTCTTTGCTTTTAAGGTACTCATCGCTACCATATCCATGCTCATCACGCACTTTATCAAGGTGGCTTAAATCTGAACGTCCAAACATGATTAAAGTATTGAATTCTTTAATCATCGTATCACTATTGGTCATTAAGATAAATCTTATACCTTTGCGGACACTTCCACATATGGCGCGGGCAATATCTCTTTGTTGTGCTTGAGTTCTGTGCGTCTCAGGTGCATGGACAACTACGTAACCTTTATTATAAAATTGAAGGTCACTAGCTAAATTAAAACCATAAATATCACCAATAATAATATTTAGTTTTTTTGTGGCACTAAGCATTTTATCTTTAAACATTTTTTTCTCCTTGTTTTTTTGATTGTTTTTAATTTGTTATTACAACATCATGCGCCTCATTTTCAAAATAAAATCTATTCATTTGCAAACCCGATCGTGCGAAAAATTGTTCTGTAGGTTTCTTTCCTCAAGTCAGCTAAGGCGCCTGCCGGGAAGTGCGAATTTAAAACATCATTAAACTCATCTTGAGTAATGTGATAATCATTTGGCGCATCCACTTCAGTTAAAATACTATTCACCTCCGCGATAATTCTATCTATATCAGCCGTTGAAAGATTCTCAAGGTTGTGATCGGGTAAATTGCAAAACTCTGATTCGTGATATAAAAACCAAAGCCTATGCTTGTTAAGAGCCTTTTTAATGTTCTTTAAAATAATATTTCGTGTGTATTCAAAATCCTCAAAAGCTGTTGTTTTAGCGCAAGCCGAATGATTAAAAGTTGTTTCATTTAGCGTAAAAAATTGAATATTGCTTATTTCTTCAAATAAGACTTTTAATGTTTCATTCATTTTTAGTTCTCCAATACTTCTGTTCAACCAACCAACCTTAATCACCGACCAGAACACGCGGGGCATGTTACATAGGTAAATGTGAAACCCTCCGCCGGCACTTGTTTAGTACCTAGGCAAGCAGTGCAGTCTTGCTTACCTAACACAGCGAGTGCTGTGCGGTAAGCGCGGCTGTAATTTGCGAACTCAATAGCGTCACCACCTTTGTCGGGGTGGTGCTCAGCTGCTAATCTGTGCCATTGTGCCTTAACATCTTCTAACGTCGCGGATTCTGGTAAATGTAGTTTTCTAAAACAACTCATGGGTTTACTCCTCAATGATTTCCGCAACAAAGCGGCTTGGTAAAGGTTTGTAGGTGCCGTCAATATATTGACCTATAAAATAATATTTATCTTCAAACTGGCGTAAAACTGCTAATTCTTTACCATGTACGAAGGGCTTAAGCTTTTCTAACGCTACATAAGCGTCGGACTGTGTGTAGAATCTATTCATTAGGTACCTCTCTTATTTTTCTGTAAGCCCGGTATATTAAACTGTCGGGAACATGAACAATGTCATTATTTTTATGCTCAAAAATAATATGCGTTGTCTCATCTTTAAAGTTACTAGTTGTGAATATTGAAAACTCTCTATCATCATAAACTTCTATAAGTTTTAAAAGTGCACTAACAGCGTCACACATCGATGTAAAATTATGCATTAGATACTCCTACGTATTCATTTATTAAACTATCAGGAACTTTAATGAAACGACTACCTAAACCGTTACGGATATCTGCAACAACAATATAGTAATGATCATCTTGATATGATTGGCGTACTACAAATTTACGATCTTTGAAGGTTTTGGTTAATTTACAATAAGCTTCAAATACATCCTGTATTGTGTTAAATTTGTTACTCATATCAATACCCCGCAGCGCTAAATGGCGCGTGTTCGAATGTGATATCATTTGAACCAAGACCGTATTCACGTATAAGCCACTCTACCTTGAACTCTGCTTCATGATAACTAGTGTAATACCACACATGTGGCTCATCATTAATAGTGGCTGTCACTCTAAATTTACTATTTTCCATATTTTTCTCCTCGTTTATGGAACCTGTCGGGATTACCGACAGGTTAGGTATATTGTAAATCATTAATTTCTATTTGTCAATAGCCCAATCATAAATTTACCGTTTTTTTAAAACTTTGACTTTTTTGGTTGATTTTGATCCGCCCAACCATCCAAATGCTCACCGACTTCCTTTACGTCAGCATCCGCCCAACGCTCACGATTGCGCACCGCAAAAAATCGACCATATAAGCTACCATTTTTTAAGCGATACGGGCGCCCATTAAGCACTTGTTGAACACCAGCGCGACTTAATTCACGGCCTAAGCCTTGAGGGGTAGTGCCAGTCTTGCCTGTGGGGTCGTAAATCGTTATCAGTTCCTTTGCGCAAAACAAATCTTTTGTTATCTTCTTGTCACCCAAATACAACACATCATCAGGGCATGCTAACAAACTACGAACCCACGAAGCAAGTTCACTTCTGACGGTGTCAATCATGCGCTCTTTTGCTGCTGTCTTGAACGCGGGGGCGGATGGGTTAAAGTCGCGTAAATCAAGGTTCAAAAGATAGTGGAATATGGCTGCCGCACCATTTTCGTTGTGTATCCAATTATCATAAATTTTATAAAATTCCTCGGGCAAAGGGTTTACGATAATTTCATGGATGAAAAATCGGCGGTCGTCGTCTTCTAGAAAGAATGAATCAGGGTGGTTTGCCGTAAAAAAATAGTTTATACAGTCAGGAACAACGTACGTCGGTACATATTTACCGTTGACGCGCAATTCTTTTTGTGTAATCAATTTTTTCAAAAAATCGGCGTCGGCGCGCTTGTTTGAGCCTGTGACATCATCCCCTAGCACAAACTGCTTACCTTCTGCCCACTCATTAAATGAACTATGTAAGTCCATTTGACTGATTTCAGTGAAGTTCTTACCATAGATTTTACCTAGTGTATACCCTATAAGCGACTTACCTGTCCCATGTTTGACGCCATGCAAAACGGCGCTGCTAAACATCTTAGCGCCAGGGTTCTGAAGTGGGTAAGCACACCAGCGTAAAAACCATAGTCGAGCTTCAGGCTCCGCACCAGAAAAAAGGTGGTCCACCAACTTAAGGAAAAGACCAACGTCGCCATCACGGGGTGATACCCCCCAACCAGGCCAAATATTAAAGTGTGGTAAATCATCCACAGTCGTGAAGTGATCAAGCCCTGGGCGGTAAGTTATTTTAGTAACTTCAGATCGCAAAGGCCATTTAAGCCATTCAGCGGCAGCTGATACTGTTTTATAGCTTACGGTACCGTCTTGCTTTAATTGCCGGGAACTGTAGTTGGTTGTACTTTGTAGGTGTTCCTTAAATGCCCCTGGGCTTGTTTTGAATTTACTTAATTGATCCACAATTAAACCAGGATTTTGTACATAAACATACTTCTTATTAAGTTCGAACAAAGGGGCAGTTATCCCCAAAGGCTCTGCCTCTACGAGCAATTGACGAAACTGCTCTGCGGCGTTGGCGCCAGCGTGCACAAGAAAGTCATCTAGGCCTACTTTCTCAAGACCTGGGAGCTGTGGCAATGATACAACATGGCAGAATGCGCCACGGCGGTGCAACTCTTCAGCCAAAGCGATGAGCGCCAAACATACCTGTTGGTTGGTTCTGTAGTCGCTGTCAAAACAGATATACACGTTGCGCCTTTGCCACACTACCAACTCTAAACTTGGTAAAAACGGAACTCCGAGCTTTTGAGCGCGCCAGTTGTGCACTCCACCAAGCCCGATTGTTGGAAACCCCTCTTTACAAGCTTTAGCAGCCTTGAGCTCACCCTCTGTAATTATCAAAGGGGCGTCGACGTCATCAATGAGCGCCTTCCATTTAAAATTCTGTGGGTAATACGCCACAGGTGCTGTGTTGGGGGGTTGTGTGTATCTTTGTTGTTTTTTAGCACTTCCATCGTTTTCAAGATAGCGTAACCTAAAAAATGGGGGAGAGTTTGCCCAATCACCTAGTGGCTTACCCGTTTTAGGTGAATAATAATTGATTTTTAACGATGAAAGACGCTTAAAAGCGTGGTGTTGTGCTCGTGTAGCTGCGCCGTCCAAAAAATCTATATACAGAAGTTGCGCGTCGCTCACATCTAAGCCACTTGATGTAAGTTTATCCCTACATAAAATTAATGTTTTTTCACTTGTAGTCATTTTTTACCTCGTTTTTTCTCGTTATTCTATACGAATTTAACAGCTTGCGCTTATGTTGCGTTTGTGCTATAATTAAGTGTTGGGTGTGCTAAGGCACTGCTCACCAAGTCGGTTTGTCCTCGTTTAAGAGACTGGCGAGCCCCAACACCTCTAACGTTCGCACGAACAATTATTATATTCACAGCATCCATACCAATTTAGTTCTTGTTGCTCAAAAGCCACAATGTTCCTAAAACGAGCAATCCGCCAACAAGAGTGCCTAATTCTAAAAGGGATCGGTGTTGCGACAACGCAACAATCACAAACGCCACTAAAGTTATAACTAGGGTTTTTCCTAGTAAGGATGGCTTTTTTGCCTGGCGCTTTTGCGACTTTGTATTTTTCATTTTTTGATTCCATTTTATGTTACCTCGTGTATAATATTATGTGTGCTGGGGGATCCCGGTGCTTAGCGGCTGGGGATCCTGGCTGCGCCTTATCATTTGCTATGGTAGTAATCTGAATTTATATAATGCATATCAAACACAGCTTTGTTCTTTTTTGTCAAATCTTCTTTTGCCCATTTACTTAATGTATTAAGTAAATCTTCAGCAAGTTCCAACTTTCGTGCTAAATCATACGTTTGTTCTTCGTATAATTCAATTTCACGGGCTTGAGTACTGTTTATAGCTTCTAATTCCTCTATTTTGTCTACTAACGTAGCGGCGTCGTTGGCAGGAATAACATCGATTATATTAATGTTGCGGATGATGTCTTTGTAATAATTCATTTTTGATTCCTCGTTTTCGGTTATGTTGTATGTATATTATAACTGGTTATTTTCAATTGTCAAGTTGTCTTTGTGGTAATCTAACCAATCTTGCAGACCACCTAAAGATTCGGATACGTAATATGGTGAATATATATCACGTTGATCTAGGTAATTAAAACATTGAATTATGGGGTAATCCCAATCTAAACCAACTATATCGAATTCTATAACATCAGCGCCATTGTTATATTTTGGCATATCCTCTTGGGGCACACCTAAAATCTTTGCCGCTATTGTTTTCAAATCATCAAGTTGTGCATCTTTTATATCTGTTGATTTGTCTGTATTAATGTAAAAGTATTTTTTCATTTTAATCCTCGTTTTGGTTATGTCTTGTGTATATTATAACTGTTTATTTTCAATTGTCAATGGTTGCGTGGTAAATATTGTAATTTATGTTGCCTGTGAACAGATTAAACTGGTCATCTGTTGCAAATAAATCAAATTCTTTTAAAGTGACACGACCTCTTTCAGTTATATTTTTATCTCCAACTTTTTGTGAAGCTATAAAAAAATAACCATTTTTATTATTATGCAATTGCATTAATTGTTTAATTGTTGTGACTTTTACAGTTGTTTTCATTTTTTTCATCCTCGAAAATGATTGATTGATGCCTATATTATAACTGCTTAATTTTAAATGTCAAGAGTATTTTTAGCTTTTTTCGTGTTTTAAGTGTAAAAAGTGCCAAAAACCAAGTTTTGTAAATACCGAATTTGTAAAATCTATTTTCAAAAACATAGGGTTAACCCTTAGTTTGTCTCATTTTAGAGACATTTTTGCTACAGATAAGCCCCTAAAAT